TTAGAACATCAGAAGCTAATAATACAGTATGATCCTCTGCCTTGTATAATTCAACAACAACATTAAAATAGTTAGTTTCGTATTCACCAAAAGCAGCATATGTTGCTGAAGGTGTGTATGTCAATGCACTATTAGCAATATTAGTTACTTGAGGGCTACCATTTACTATAAATTTAAAATAATAATCAGATATTGCGCCTTCGTTTAATCTTGCTGTAAATGTTATATTTTCGTTTGCAGTCTTTTTACTGCCATCTGCTTTGTAAATAATATAATTTTTATTACTTGTTAGTGTAACAACATGTGCTATTTCGCCTGAAGCTGTTATTTTAACTTTCGCACTTTCTTGGCCTTCTCCAAAATCATCTTTAGCGGTTACTGTATACCAAAATGGAGTAGACGGTACTACTTTATAATATAAGTAATTATTTTTAGAAACTACCGTATCTAAAGGAGTTAAAGCTGTTTCACTTGCGTAACGTTTGAAAATATATCCAGTGATATCTAATTCCGATGTGTCTGCAGCTTTTAAGAATACGGACTTATATGAAATTTCTGACTCTAAAGTTAATTTTGGCGGTACTTTATTTGTAATAATTGCAGCAAGTGGCGAAATAGACGTACCACCACTAGAAGTTGTTGAATAAATTTTAACTTTAAATTGACGAGTTGCTGTTAAGAATTTGTCTATATTAGCTTCTATAGTAAAGTTATATGATCCAAATTTTGTTTTAACTCCAGATGGTTTTAAATCCCTTGTTAATACAACTGTATTATCCATTTTACTAAATATAATTTGGTAACCTTTGAATTTACTTGGATTTTTTAATGTTTTAGGATCGCATTCCCATTGCAATAATACATCACTACCTTCAAATATATATGTAGGGACACCATCAACTGTTTCTATTTTTTGCAGAGAATTCACATTTAATTTAACAGGAGCCTCTACATTATCTAGTAAAGTTGTTAAATTACTACCTCCTTTGTACACAGCAATTTCTTTTTGATTTAAAAGGTCTGCAACATTTGACGTTGATTTTATTACATTAGGCGCAACTTTAATATCTAAATATAAATATAAATTATCAAAGCCATTCCAAGTAGCTGTACCGCCAGCTAATTGATATTGTAAATTTCCATCTCTAGATAAGCTAGATGCTGTCCATGTCATGATTGAATTTGCTACACTTATATCTAATCCTTCAAAAGTGTATGAAGCTATTCTTAAATAAGTGAATTCATTTTCACTAGAATATGAGGGTAGTGAACTTGAACCATCTTCAAAAATTGCTTTAATAGAAAACAGTACATTATCCGCAGCAATAATTGGCAATTCAAAAATAGTATCTGTAGATTGTCCTATTTGGTTAAAAATTGGAATGATATTAGTATTATAATTCTGTAAATAAATATCTTTTTCACCTTCTGCAATATACATTGAAATAATATAATATTTCACTTTAGCTGAGTTTACAGGATCCCATTCTAACGTACCACTGGAATCAGCTGTAATATTTGTACTATGCGAAAATTTAATTCCAGTTGGACCAGCTTTTTGCTGAGGATTATAATTTGGCGGAGTTGTCCATTCATTATTTTTAGTAGACCAAGCAAGCTGATCGTAATTAAAATGTTGCGCTGTAATTTCACAAGTACTGTCTTCTCCAATTTTTACTGAATTAACTCTAAAGTAATTTGAAGAATTTCCATCTGTTAATATTTGAAGTGTTTCACTATTTAATTTTACAAAATCACCAGGCTCTAAATAAACATCTTTTAACAAATATTTAAATTTAATGGTGTATGCAGATCTGCTTGTTCGTACTAATTCCTCTGCACGTGCTAATGCATGATATTTATCTGTAATACCATCTGCAAAAATCTCCATTTCTAGTTCTAAATTTGCATCTACTGCCTTATAACCTTCATACAAAGCTTTATTTAAAACTTCGTTTGTAACAGAAGTGTATGCAAAATCTCGTGTAGTCCACAAAACTCTGCTAGTACCCATTGATATTTTTGCTGCAACGCCTTTATCATTTTTAGCACTAGAATTTCCCGAATAACCGTCTACGTTGCTTGCGTTAATTTTAATTACATAATACATATCTGTTTGTGTACTACCAAAATTCAACCCCGTAACTTTCTTAACTTTAGTTTTATCTGAATAAGTAGCCAATGGTACTTTTACAGTTGTACTTTCTGAATATAAAATTTCAATAGATATTTGACTATCCGCAGTATACTCTAATGTAAAATTGTTTCCACCACCAGCAAGAACATCTTCTTTTCTTACAATAAATAAATATTGTAATTCAGTAGACTCATATGTACCTGACCAAACACCATAATTATTTAGGAATCGTCCTCCTTCGCTTTCTTCATTCCAACTATAATCTGCAGCAGGATACTTTGTTCCACCTATGCCTCTTAAAGCTGTAGAAGTAACTTTTGGTGGCCAACTTGCTGAATCTTCTTTAAAATCTTCAGCTTCATTATGAAATTTAACAGTACAATGATTTAATCTTTCACTTGCAGAAGGCCATGTTATTTCTACATCTTGATCAAGAACTAGATCATCATCTGTCAGTGTAACAGCCTCCGTAATATGTGAATTTGAAGAATTTGCTACAACAAATTCACCATTAACAGTTTTAACATTAGGATATTGCAAACTTAATTTATATCTGCCACCGGCCCAAACTAATCGCGCATCTGCCATAGTGCCAAGTATTAATTCAATATTATCTCTTACTGATTTTTTAGTATCTACCAATATATTACATTCGTACAAAGGTAAATTTCTTTTAGCAACAGCAAACGATTTATCTGTGGGTTTCCAGATTTTGCCACCTACAGCCACGTCTCTTTGTACAATAGCGTCACAAACATTAGCCGCATCATAAAAGCTCTTAGCATCAATTTCTGTTTCAAAATCTACTTTAGCACCATATTCTTTACTTGTAAGATAATCTAGTAAACACCATGCAGGATTGTTTGAGTAAATATTCTCAGTACTCAAAGTATAAGAAGAAGTAATTGTTTTAATTCTTCTACCCTTTACCAAAAATTGTAAATTAGGTACACCATTGAATTGTGGATCGTCTCTATCTAGTCTAAAGCATGCAGATGCATAAGATAGCCCACCAAATCTTGAATTGATAGTTTCAGGAAAGTTTTTAGTTAATACATTATCTGAAACACCAAAACCTATATCTGTTACGCCTGTTGGATCTTTACCTTCTCTATAGTGCAGATCTATACGTAATGCAGATCTAGGAAATTCTGGCTTGAGCCATTTATGTTTCTCAGGCGCTTGATCAGCAGTGTAGCTATTCCCTAATGGAACCCAACCATAAGTCCCTAAACCTGGATCATCTAAATATTTGGATTCATCCATTATTACATCAACAACTTCCTCAATTTCGCCTACACAAAAAGCTTGTTGAAAGAATAAAAACTGATTTCTATGACCAACTTTATAATCTTGATCTAATTGTGTTGAATTTTTAGAAATCATTGTTTCTGACTTTGCAACAACAATAGGGTTGTTCTCACTATCGTATACCATAGTCCCATCTGAATTTCTTAAATACTCGCCAGGCCTTAATACACCTGCTTCTTCATCCCAGAACATTAAACTAATATCTATTACAACTTCTTGAGCTACATCTTTACTTATACCTGTTGCCCAAACTTTATTTGCACTTGTAGTCTCTGGCATTAAAAATTCACTTGAAGTAGCGTGGAAAGTTCTAACACCACCAACTTTTGCTCTACCATACACAACTGGCAAGTTATCAGGCTTGCCATCTACAACCATTTCATAGCCTTTACGGGCCTCAGCAGCGCTATTATCAGGAGCTGCAGGCTTCTTTGCAGAAACTAATTGGTAAATCATTTGCGCCACTGCCATTACAAATGATAATACCATTAACACTTGACTAGTAACAACCATTATCCTTTACCCCATTTTAATGTAACGCTAGATGAACCATCGTAAATTTGATCACAGCTAGTATCACTAGGGTCATTTTTACGCATGTTATCTCTACTAATATACACAGAATTTTTCATATCTAAATTACGCATAGGGCTTGATCCAGTAATTTGAATAATACGTTCTCCAAGGCCACCAGTTTTTACTGACATACTTACAGACTCTACACGGCCTTTATATGCAATAACTGTATCTAAAATATTCAATAAAGGTTTTCCTGATAAATGATCAACAACACCAATTCTACATTCAATGTATCTTCCTATTAAATTATTTTCAATATTAGCTTTCTTACTAAAAGCTGGATCCGCAAATGCTATTTTGTATTGTTCTCTATCTACAGAAGTAGACGCTTGTGGCGGATCAACACTCACAAGCGTGCCATCAGATGCATACAAATGCCCTGCCAAAGATGTTCCACCATTATCAACTAATTGTATATCAGTGTAAAAACTTGTTGTAGAATATAATGGAGTATTGTCAAGATTAAGAATTTTAATCATGTAAAACGCTTCGATTGTATCTGCTTCTAAGTTACTTTTTATGTTATCACTGAATTGAATCATTACAAAGCCTCAATTAATTTAATAACACCATTATCCATAAGGATACCATCTTCATAAACCATTCCTCTTACAACATCAGTATCATATTTTACATTCATTTTAACATCATCTTTATAATACATTATTGCGCCTTGTGCAGCTTGTGTACGTAATGCAGGATAAATGTACGCTGTCATTGTCTCAACATTGAGTGTAATACTTTGAGTAAGCATATAAACCTTTCCAACACCTCCAAAATTAATAAAAGTGCCCATTGGAATGACTTTACCAATATGTGGAGAATTTGCACCAACACCCTGTAAAGGTATTTGAGTATTAGTTGCTGCAGTTGTTGTTTTAACAGTTATATCAGGAGTAGCTGTTCGTGAATTTTTTGCACCCATATTTTGGGGCATTAATATTTTAAATGTTTGTGAAAACCCTTTTACAATTAAATTAGTCATTAACTCGTGAGCAGTATTATTCTGGGGAGCCAGTTTAGTTTCCAGCTCCCATCTTTGTGCCGCTCTTTGATATAATGCTCTTTTTAATGAAAGGGTATCTGAAACAAACATTGGTTGGTTGCTTCTAATCGTCATTGGAACAACGAAAGTTGCAATCAAACTACCTGCGTCATTTAAGATACCGTATGCCATTATCTTCTATATCCTTTTTCTTTATTTTGCGAATTGACGCCATCAGCAATACTAGGCATCATCTTATAGATTTCAGACTTAGTTTGACGTGAGATGTCGCCCGTTATATTTAAATTAATCACTTGCTGCCCTTTATTAGAAGCAGAAATGCTTGATGATTGTTTTATATTACCTGCAATAGGTACTGTCATAACAGGAGCAGCCGCATCTACAATACCTCCAGCTGCAAATTGAGGAACTCTTCCGCTGTTAATTTGATGTAATAAATCTCTATGTCGTGCAGTAGCAGCAGCATTTATTACATATTCACCATGTGAAAGCATAGCAGGTATGGAATCTGAAGTTCCTGTTCCTGGTCCACTTACTTGACCGCCACCCGCTAAGAATAATCCGCCTTTTCTTGCAAAAGATAGCCCTAAGCTTGAACCTGAGAACATATTGGCCATTGATGCATCACCAGCAGCGCCTAATGGACTTGCCCCACCACCACCAAATAAATTACCAAACATACTACTGAGACCGCCACCAGCACCGCCAAAGAGTTTACCAAAAAGACCGCTAAACATTCCTAAGAATTTTGATATCATTCCCATAATGCCGCCAGTAGCGGCACCGCCAGCTGCTTCCGCTGGACCATCTGCAAAACCTTTAGCAGAAGATGCAATACTCATTATTGATCCTAATGGCCCAAGAAATGCTCCTAAATTATGGTGTTGAACTTTTCCACTATTAATAGCATGTAGCATACCTAAATTCTTTGAAGCAGCTGCTGCATTTACAACAAACTCACCATTAGATAACATTGTAGGTATTGAATCTGAAGTACCTGTACCCGATCCGCTAATACTGCCACCTGTTGCGGCACCACCAATGTTACCAAAAAAGTTACCTATCTTACCAAAGAATCCCATAATGCCGTCACCGCCTGACATACTTCCTAGTATTCCGCCACCGCCCCCAGTGCTTGCACCAGCGCCAGTACCGTCAAACATATGCATCAGACCACCAAACAAACCGCCTTTACCATCTGCACCGCCTAATAGCTCAGTAAAACTTGACCATATTGAGCCTCCCGCGCCTTCTTTACTAAAGAAATTAGAGAAAGAATCTGCAATAGAATCTAAGAATCCTTGTTGATCTGCACCTTGTCGTGGTCCAATAAAACCACTAGATGCCGGATTGCTTGCAGGCAATAATGGTTCTATTGTCCCTGATCCATAGCCACTTGTATCAGCAATACCTTGAGTAATTGCAGAAGGTGCATTCATATCCGCACCAGATATCATGCCTGTCAAGGGGTAAGCTAGATCAGTGCCATCAGCTGCATATCCATTAGTTACACCATTTGCATTAGGGCCGCTTTCACTGCCTTTAAAGAATGATGAGAAACTATCTGCTGAGTCTTTGGTTTGTTTTGAAGCATTTTGCATCGCATCAGTTGCACCACCTAGTCCGCCATTACCAACGGCATTCTCTAAAGCCTTAGCTGCTCTTTCTAAATGTTCAGCAGCTTTAAGTAATTTAGAATTAGCGTCATTACCAGTAAATTGATTAATTAAGTTAGCGCCCATCCCTAGCACAGGTGTAACAGTGCCTAATGCGCCCATAAAGCCACCGGCAGCTCTTCTAACAATAGAGCCGTTATTAATAGCTTCTAAGATATGTCTATTCTTTTTAGTGTCTTTAGCATTAACAACAAATTCGCCATTAGATAATAATGTAGGGATAGAGTCAGATGTCCCTGTTCCAGCACCACTGACTTGACCGCCTGTTGCCATACCGGGCAACCAACTAAACAGCTCACTCCATTTAATATCAGTAAAGAACTTACCAATATCATCCAGCCATGAAGTCTCGGGTAAAGCTTCACCATAAGTGTTAGTCTCACCGGGCATATGTAAGCCACTAGCATATTGAGACACATCTTCTTTAGAGGAGAACATATCACTCCACCAAGATGTTTCTGATTTTTGTGCAGCTGCAATTTCAAGAGCTTGAGCACCTTGTTTAGTCGAACCTATACTTGCTAAAGCACCTTCTGAAAAGCCGTCTGCAGTGCTTGGAGAACCTATTGCGTCTAAAGATAGTTTATTGAGACTACTTGATTCAGTAAATGTTTTAATGTCTTCTTTAGACATTCCACCTTTTGTTAGCGCTGCAATACCTTTAAGAGCTGTTGGACCAAGAGCAGAAACAGCGCCTAGTGCGCTACTAGATTCTTTAGCAGTTCCACCTACACCTGCGCCATTAACAGCTGCAATAATCTTATCTACAGTTTTATCAAATCTAACAGTAGCATCGTCAAATCTTACTTCAGGTGTTTTATTGGCAGTATCTGTTGATGATGTAAGGTCATTCCACCAGCTGCTAATTCCTCCGGAGAATTTATCCCAAGTCATATTGCCTGATAATGTGTCTTTAATGCCATTGCCAATTCCACTGAAAGCAGAAGATGTTAATTTTCCACCCTTTTCAAGTAACTTAGTAATACTTCCACCCTTGCCTAACTCAAAAGAATTCATCATTGAGTTAGTAAACATTTCTGCCAACTGATCTTTAAGACCTGTTTTAAGTTTCTTTACAAATGTTTGGAAAGGCGTTTTATCTTTGTCTGCTTCACCTAGCAACATACCTTTAAAGGCATCTTTAAATGTTCCAGTAGTATTAGCTGCAAATGTTTTACCTGCATCTTCTGCCATTTTAGCAGCAGTTTGTGCAGCATCGCCAAGATCTTTTAACTTATCATTTAAATTATCAACTTCTCTTTGTAAATCAACAGTCTCTTTATTTTCATCTTTAGCAGCTTTTAAACGCGTTTCAGCATCTACTAATTGATCAGTTAATGCTTCAGCTTGCTTCATTTGGATTTTATCTAAGTATCCAACAGCTTCATCACTCATTTTTCCAAATCTAGAAAGATATAAAGAAATATTATTTTTAGAACCTTTTCTAAATTCATCAGCTTGATTTTGTGGTGAAACTTTTAAATCTCTTAATGCATTAAACCCTTCTAAATAAGCAGTCTTTGAAGTTAATGTTTTATCCAAAGCAGCAATATATTCATCTACTGGCTGATTATTGCTAGCCGCAGTTTTAATATAATCTGTCTGATTAGCTATTCTTCTTGCAAGAGTTTCAAGATAATTGACAGATTCGTCACCTAATTGATTAGCTAAATCTTGATCAATTGTGCCTGCCTTGACCAAAGCACCTCTAATATCACTTCCAAAATTCATTCTTATTTCAGAGAATTTATCAATTTCGCTTTTATATTTTGAAGTTATCTCTTGCTTACGTATAGCTACATTAGCTATTGCTTGTGGATCAATTTCCTTATTTGAGGTAGTAGCTTTGGCTGGCTTCTTAGTTGATTTGGCACCTAACGATTTTAAAATCAAATCTGCCCAATCTTTAGATTCACCTGCATATCCTGCATCTTGTAATCCCTGTAATACTGCAGCAGTATCTTTAGGATTTGCCATAGCAGCAGCATAGCGCTTGCTTTTCATTAAAGCTACCATATCTAAAATGCTTGCGGCATCTGTTGAGTATGCTTTGAAATAACTAGGGTCATCTGTTGCAGGTCTTGCCGATACATTGCCTTTCCAGCTTTTACCTGCCTTAATATTAAATAAATTATGTGAACTACCGCCACCTTTTGCTTCTCTAACTTTTTCACGATTATGTGTTTCTAAATTAGAGATAGCTTCAAGTACTCTAGGATCAAGCCCTAATGACTTACTAGCTTCCGCCATTAATTCAACAGTGCTTTTTGTAACTGCCTCAACTTTTTGAGGAATCTCATTAAGCCAAGAATTAGAACGTGGCCCTGTAAGTGTATTTGTTGATGGAGGTAAATAAGGCGACAATATGTTAGTATCAGGCACAGTTGGAACAGCAGGCACTGTAGCTGCAGGAGTTGGAGGATTGCTAAATGCCGTTGCTAATGCATCAACCTTTATTCCAAGATCGCCTAAAGATGTTACTAAATTATTAGTTGCAGTAGTACTGCTTTCTAATGGTGTTTCTAATGCTTTTGCAAAGTCTCCACCTGTTTTAGCAAAATCATCTTTTAATTTAGTTAGTATTTCTGCAGCATTATATTTATCATAGCCACTTATAATTTCTTTTTGGCTATCTGAAAGAAGATTACCCTTACCTAAAAGAGTCTCTATTGCTGAAATATCAAAAGCTTCTTTGGCAAGCCCTTTTCCTTGATCTTTCATAGAAGCTAATCGATACATACTGATTTCTAAATCAGGTAAAGCCGCTTTGATTTTATCTAAAGAAGATTGGAAGCCTGCTTTGAAACTCTCGCGAGTATTCTTAGCAAGATCAGCAAAGAATTTGAGATATTCACCTTTAGTTGATAACTCATCTAATGCAACAATCAGGCCTTCTGCTTTAACAGATAGGAATCCTTTCTCCATTTCATCAGCTAATTGTGTTTTTAGTGATTGAGCTGTTTTTGCTAATGCATTAGTTAAACCTGAGCCTAGACTCACAAAATCCATGTTACTTAAACTTGTCCCAAATACTTCATTTACAGATGCAAATTTAGTAGAAATAGAAGCATATGTACTATTTAATGCTTTAGATCTTTCTTCAAGAGTAATTAACTTATCTTCTAATGCATTGAATTGGCCAACACTCATAGGTTGTGTCATCAAATATTGCACAGCTTCAATTTCACGACCTAGTGAATAGAATTCTTTAACAGCACTTTCAGGTACACGTTTAAAATCAGATGCTGAAGATAAACCAACGCCACTAAAAGTATTTTGAATAGTTTGTCCAGTTTCAAACGAATGGTTTTTCAAGCTATCCATTGCTCTTTCAACAGACGCAATTTGAGCATTATATCCAAGCGCTAACCCAGGCTCAGCATTTTTCTGCGCTTCTTTAAGTCTCTCTAAAGTTATTGCTAATTGATTATATGAATCTAAAGTTTGAAGGCCAACTGCTTCTTGAATGCTTGCTGTATTCCAACCTGCTGCAGCAAAAGTGCTTTGCATAGCTTCAGATGTACCCATTCTAGCGGATAGAGAAGCTTGTTGGTTTTCATAAATCTTTTGATCAAGTTCAGCAGATTTAGCATCAAAGTCGGACTTAGACATTTTGTCTTTGCCTTTAGCAAGATCTCTTCTAAGTCTAGCAATCTCGATACCTCTATCTTGCATTTCACGATAAGAGCTACCTGCCAATCCGCGTATCTCAACATTTTTCAAACCATCTAACAAAGAGCTTGTAGACATATCTATTGTCTTATACTTTTCAACAATATCATCTAAGTTGTTATTAATGTCATTAAGCTTTTCAAAATCAACGGCAGGGTCTAATAACCCAATTTCTTTTTGATTTTGTAAGTCTTGTATTTCTTTAATTACTTTTCTCGTCTCTTCCATTCCAGAGCCAGCAAGCAATTGACGAACATCAATACCAAAACTACCATTTTTAAGCAAGTCTTGGAAGGCACCTGGATCTTTAAATTGAATTTCAGAAGCTGTTTTAACAGACCGCATTCTGCTTAAATTATAATTTGCTGTACCCTTTGTAATAGCCTCTTTACGAGCATTGTATTCTTTTGCACGAATTTCATTTTCAGCGTCAATTCTTTTACGTTCATCTGAATATGGTGATAAGCCTTCAGTAGGCGCTTGGTATAATTCTCCAACGCGCATTTCAGAATATAATTTGTTTCTAACAGAGTCTTTTAATTGATCTATTAAAGGATTTAGACTTGCAGGATCAGAAACTTTCTTTAATGATGCAGGCAATGTTAACCCAAGTTCTGATTCAAAATCGCCTAACTGAGTTACAGTAGACTTAGTAGATTCATCAGCTTGCTTAATAAGCATTTCTACTATTTTGAAATCTTGTGCTTTTGCATCCATTAAAGACTGGCGTTCTTTATCACCAATTGGCTTTTTAAGTAATTTCGCAGTTACACTTAATCTGTCTAAATAACCTCTGAATTCAGAAGAACCTTCTAATGCTGGTAAATTTATTTTTGAAATATCCCCAGTATAGTCAGCTGCTTTTAATTTAGTAGACACATCAGTCATACTATTTGTATATGAATTTCTTGCAGCAGCATCATTTATTTTATAATTGCCTTCTGATGTCAAATCTTTTACTTTTTGTACAGAATTTTTTAAGCTTTTAGATACATTTTTGGCCTTGCCTTCATCTAAAAAGCCTGTTGCAGTTGTTGTATCTGTTAAACTAGTTTTAAGTTGACTAAGCTTATCTAACTCATCTAATATATCTCTGTTAACAGTAGGATCTGCTGCAGGATTTTGATAAACTTTTCTTGCTTCTTGGACAGTTTTAATAAAGTCTCTGCCAAGTTCTTTAGAGGCATCAGTGTATAGAAAACCCTTTTCGTCCGGAATTCTAAAATTCTTGTAATCCATCCCAGAATCTATTTTAGACGTTTTATCAGAAAAGACTGAACTTACCTCATCGAAAAATCCAGATCTTGGAACGAGATCTTCACCCAATGTTGCAAATATATCTTTAGCTTGTCTTTGAGTTGTTAGATACGCAATCTCCATTGCGCTGTTGAACTCAGATGCTGCTGTTTTGAACGCATCTGAAGTAGCTTGTGAAACCGCTCCAGTAGGCCCTTTTCGTTCTTTATATTGCGCTACCGCTGCTGCATCTAAAGCATCTTTTTTCTCGGTTAAAATCTTTTCATCATTAGGAAGTAAAGCTTTAAAGTTAATCTTCTCGCGCTTGTCAGAAACAGTCAAGCCAGAAAGGCCTAACTCATTCATCGTTGATGTTTTCAATCCTGTTTTAAGTTCCACTGGATCTGTTTTAAAACCTAAAAGCGCTTTAGAACTGTCAATTAATCGTTGAATTTGGTCCATCATAGAACCATCACCAACCAAGAAACTAATGAGAACGCCTGTGGTTAAAACTGGAAATGCAATCATGCCACCAAATCGCGCAAGCCCAATACCTTCTGCAAGACCTACAAGAGCATTTTTGAAGGCACCCATGAAATGAAAGCCAACCATTGTGCCTAATGCTACACCATAAGAAGCGCCTTCTTCTCCACCTAATTTATTTCCAATAGCTGCACCTATTGCTCCGCCGCCAATTAACGCAGTAGCTCCCCCAATACTTGCCGCAACACCTGCTCCAAATTTACCTGCTGCACCAAAAGGATTTCTACGAGGATCATTTAGCAATTCATTTTGATGCGCTAAATACGTATTCATTGTTGCAGGGATTATTTGAGCGCGTTGTTCAATAACTGGCATTGCATTAAATTTTGCTGTACGCTTAGCAATATTCTCAGGAGTCCCTGTACCCATCGCAGCATACGTTTGCGCTGTTGCAGGTATTCTTAATCCAGCACGTTCTTCTGTCGTCATTTCCGCAAATCTAATAGAAGATTTATTACGTACTTTTTCGGCCATTAGAGATTCTTTAGTTGGCGCTTCTCCTATAGATCCACCCATCTCAAATAGATTAGTTGCTTGTGCAAGTTGTCTTTTCTTAATTGCGCGATTAATTTGAAAAGCCGTTAAACCAGCCGAAAGTGCAAACGGTAATACTGGCATTTGAGTGTCTAGCATTGGCATTGTGCCAAGATAATCTACACCAAATCTCTTATCTGTTCCAAAAAGTCCAGGTGGTTTTTCACCTTCTTTTCTAGTATCAGATAATCTATAACTAGCAAGCTGGCCTACTGCAAAAGCTAATAAAGGTAATACAGCATATCTTAATTTTGCAATATTAGTTAGCGCTGTGCCTGTCATTGAAACAGCTCTGAACAATCTTTGCCAATTACTTATTTGGAAAGTTGTTACAGTTAATGCAGAAGAAAGCATTGACGCTTTTGCTCTACCGCTTATTGTATCTAAAGATTTATAATAAGCTGCATTGGTTTTCATTCCCTCTGCTAGCCCCGCTCTAGTTTTATCTAAAAACTCTTGTAAAGTACTTGACTTTAAAAGGTCTTTACCGCCAGATTTTATATCAGGCATCATGCGTGCAAAGAAAGGATATTTAGCAGTGCCACTAGGCCCTGTTGCCATTAATTCTTTCTCTAGTAAACGGAAATTAGGTTTGATTTTTCTCAATATTTGCGGAAAGGCTGATGCTCTTTCCTTCGCCGCAGAATCAATAATTGCATTACCAATTGTTTTAAGATTAGTATAGCCTTTACGAATGCCTGCAAAATATGATAAGCCGCCAGCAGTAAATGCATTTGAAGAAGACTTCATTTCTACTGTTTTCCAAATACCTGACATACTTGCAAGCATTGCATTACCAAACACTTTAGCACTCGTAGGTGCAAGTACTTCCGGTAAAAAGAAAATACTTCTGAAAGCAGTTGCTAATAAACCTTTTGAGATTACTTGAATAGACTGACCAAGTCTCACTAACGGCGGCAAGTTTCTTGCTGGCCACTCTTGTGCTGACATCGTTACAAGGTCAATCATATTTCTAAAGAATGCACCGATTAGCTTACCTGACCATGTTGCAGTAAATTTGGTAACACTGCCCAGTATGGCTAGAATCCCTGTTTCACCTGCCAGGAATTTTATTAATTGCTCTCTTAATGGTTTTATTATAAGTAATGCATTCCATGCAATCCCTGCGCCTATTGCAACTTTATTTGCAGAGGACATATCAAACATTGAGTCTTCTGTCTTAGGCTTTGGTTCAGGATTCAGCGGTGTAAATGGCGTCATTGGCTGAGTTTTATTAGGTTCCGCTGCTTGCGAAACGCTGCTAAATAAAGCGTAAGCCAACACTCCTACCATCATTGCACGTCTGACTGTCATAGATTTTAGTATTTCACCCATGATATTGTTAGACTTTTTGGCGTTTGCAACTGCGTTATTAATGCCCTTGTCCCATGAAATCAATGTTTTCCCAAATGTCCCTTTAGGATCAACTGCACCACTTCCAAAGAATAATTGATTTAATAAGGATTTATTAGAACCACCTTGACTATATTTATTTACATTTGAAGCAAATTCAGAAAAGAATTTCCCTGTGCCAGATCTTAATTTATCAAACTCAGAAGGACTTGGCGTTAATCGCAGCAATCCGTCACTTCCTCTCGCCCAAGCTCTTGGACCTTTTTGAAAGAATCCCATTAGTCCTGGTGTAAGCGACGATGTCATTGAAATAAGACCTTTCTTTATTGGCTCAATAATTTCTGACTTAATTCTAGCTACGCCATGATCACCTGCGAACAGCATGTACATTGCGCCAACTTCTAAATATGCTTTGCCTATTGGATCATTTCTAAACGCACCATCAAACACTCCCATATAGTCTGCAACCAATGCAGTAGCTGCAAGCGCTTGTGTTTTATATGCACCACCGTACACGTTCTTTGAAATTGAACCTGCAACATTAGGGCCTTTTGGGGCATATTTTCCAGTAAAGAAATCTGTAGTATTGGTGAACATCTTATTGATGCTCATCATTTGTTTAGAATAAATACCAAAAGCTGCTAAAGTAGAAGTGAGTGTTTTACCTAAAAAGAATGCGCCTATTATACCAGCCGCAGGTGCTAATGAAAATAAGTCAAATATTTTCATAAGGCCGCTATATAGCAAACCTACAACAGGAAGCCCTGACGCTAATGAATTAAAGAAATTTGAAAACGCACTTATTGTTTCACTAACAATGCCTGCATTAGAATCTGAAAATAAATTATTAATTACAGTAGCTAAAGAGCCACCTATGAATTTACCAATCTTTTCACCAAGAGAGGCATCAAATACGATATCGGTTACACCGATACTTAAGGAAATGCCCGATACTAATGCAATAGTTCCAATTGCCTTGCCAAGCAATGTATTCATTAATGCTGCAGGCAAGAAGGCAGTTGCTATTGAAGCCGCCAATAATGCTGATCCAGCAATAAATATATTATCCATTTCTGCAAGAGCAGCTTTAGCTGAAGAAATTAATGGATCAAATGCATCTCTAAAATTACCACGACCCATTTCTTTTAAAAAGGATTTAGTAGACTGGCTATTAAACATTGCTTCAATAGCATTAAATGCATATTTAGCTGCTGTGACAAGTACTGTAAATACACTACCTAATCCAGGGACAAAACTATCTAATCCGTCTGTTATACTCTGAATTTCATCACTAAAATCTAATTCTTTTAATCGGCTAAGAATTCCACCAATTTTATTATATACTGTTTCAAATAATCTTACAATACCTGCAGCAAACTTATTTAATCCACTTTTAGAATTATCCCATAACGATTTTGAAGTTTCTACTACATTTTCTACTGTATCTGTCCACCATGAATGTCCAATTACTGCATCATAAATCTTAAAGAAGATATCAATTACACTATCACCAAAATCTTTGATGACGGAAATAACGGATTTTAATTTTTCTGTTTGTAGTAATATACCATCAAACAAGTTTGTAACGCCATCTCCCAAGCTTATTTTAGATAGTGCATTAGCAATTCTATCTATCCATTCTTCGATAGTATTAAAAACTTCAGAAAAGAGCATTGCTACTTGAGTAAGTTCATCACTCAAAAATGTATAAATGTCAAGTTCCATTAAAAACTTAGTGGATTTTTCTACACCAATAAGAACTTGATTTAATGTATTAGAAACAAAAGCTGTGGTCGTATCTACAAGACTCTTATCAGAAACAAATAAAAAGTCTAAAGATACAGGTATAATCCATTTTAATATTTTAGCAAAAGGTTCAAATATAGAACTTATTGCACCAAATCCAGAATTAGACAATTCTTTATAAAGGGTGTCCATAAAGCTGCTTGCAAGATTTAATACATTTGCAAAAATTCTACTTAATGTACCTAATATTGGGGAAAATCCATTTAAGAAATTATTAATCATCCCATCTGTATCAAATGAAACAGCTGCAGCGGCTAAGAACTCAGAAGCCAGAGTAATGATATCGCCAAGTAATAATTTAAAATTATATTTGAAAAATGCTAATGTAGAAGTCCATCTAAATACTGTTTTAGAGGCATCTGCAACGCCTTCTGAGAATGCCAACCAGAGATCTTGTCCTGCAAATTTAAATACTTTAGTTAGGAATTTTACTTTTATTCTAAAGTCAATCCCCATTCTTTTAACTTCAAGAGTTAATAAATCGTTTATATCTGTAAAGTTTTGTTTGAGCGCCCCTGCAGGAAAAGCAAAAATTCTTGAGAATAAATTGCCTTCTATTGGCGCTTTAATCAACTTACCTAGTCTAATCCTATTTCGTTCGTATGCGCCAAATATATTGTTAAAAGAAACAGTAAGCAATTCTGCAGTATTAGAGATGAACGTTGCAATTCCTGTTTCAACTAATGCTCCTGAAAAAGCCATAAATAGTCTTTTGACTCTTATGATAGTAGCAGCAAGACTGTATTCTAGTGAATTTGAAATATTTTTAAAAGTACTAGTAATGCTAGCGCCAATAATAAATGCAGAATCGGCTGTAGTACCTAATGTATCGGCCAGTTTACTGAGAGTTTGCCCAGTCAGATTAATTGCGCCTAAGCCCTTTGCAAAAGAATTTCCAATTAATTCAGCTTCTTCAGTAATTCGCGTTAACCCTGATAAAACTGTAGGTATTACGTTATTAAATTCTTTATCAATTACCTTAGCTTGCTCTTTAAAAGACCTTACTAGAACTTCAGTTGTTAATTTTCCTTCTGCTGCTTGTAACCGCATTGCGCCTAAGGTTAAGTGCATGCTGTCTGCAATAGCTTTTGCAATACGCGGAGTTTGCTCCATTACAGAATTTAACTCTTCACCTCTCAATGCACCTGCTGAAAGTCCTTGCCCTAATTGTATAATAGCGGCTTTCGCGGCCTCAGGACTTGATCCAGAAATTGCAATAGCTTTTTGTATAGTAGTTGTGAGTTTTAACAAATCAGCTGAAGATGTTTTAACATCTCCCATCGATCTGCCAAAAGAAGCAAATACAGAAGCAGTATCTGAATATGATGCGTATGTTTCTTTTGAAACATCTCTTAGTTTTCTTTGAACTTCTAATAGCTCATATGAGCGCCCTGTTACAAGTGCTATTTGATTTTCTACTTGTTGTAAATCACTTGTAATTGTTTTAAATTGGTCAAATAATTGACCCGCTGTGAATGCTGTTCCAAGGGCAACAAAAGCATTTTTAAATCCATTAGTCAACCCATCTACACTTGATGAGATATTTTTAACTGCAACATTTACTTCGTCTAGATTCTTCTGCGCTTTCCTTGTATTAGCTTCGACATCAATTACGATACCCGACATTGTCAAATCTCCATTAAAAACCCTTTACCAACACCATCAGGCATTAATAAAGGGGTATGATCATCTTTTATTTTGGTACAACTATTGTACCGTTGCTACTTACGTTTCGATTCGCTAGTAGTGTTCTTTCAATAAAATGTGAAGGTGCTTGCTTGCTTGAGCCTGCGTTCAATTCATCAATGTATTCCACATCATTAATTATTTTATTTTCTTCAACTTTCCAGCCAGCTCTGGCACGTCCTGTATCAACAGGAGTAGCATCTCTTAAAGAGTTAACTAGTTTTTCCATTTCGATCTTTTTTCTTTTTTCACCTTCTTTAGAAAGCTCTTTAGAAAGATCTATATTAACTTTAACAGACATCTACTTTCCTAATAATTGTTCGCCACCAGAAGCCTTAGCTAATTGTTGGAAGAATCCAGAACGTTTGAAACTATTAGGATCAAATTCGCCTTCTTCCTTATCTTGATTAGATTTTGGATTATAAATAGCATCTAATGAAGTAAAAAGTTGCCAAGGTTTTTCTTTAACTCCCTGTACTTGAATAAGCTTTGCAGCTCTGTCGTCTGCTCGCCATTCAATAGGCCTTTGTTCTAAATAACTAAACCAGCCTAAAAGCTCTTCATATGTCATATCTTCGTATATTTTATATACAGGCATTTTCAAATGAAAGGCTAACTCAAATATAGGTAGTTCTTCAGGGCCTAAGCAGACTTTCCCGCATCTTGTCCTAGACCAGAATATTTCATAATTTCATTAGACAATTTAGATAATTCGTCCATTGGGAAATTATCAAATTCGCTATCGTCTAATTCAGTACCGCCTTCTACAGCAGAACGAATTACTGTTTTAATTAATTCCAAACCAATTGATTCATCTTTATCTGCATCTTTAGCTTTATTTTGAATTTCTAAAACTTCAGAGACGGTCAATTTAGAGATTTTAACATCTCCGGTTAAAAATTTAACTGTTTTAGTCATACGTTGACCAACAAGAGCTTTGATACCTTTTGCTTCTGACATGTTACTTACCTTGATTAATTTTGCGTTCATCTAGTTGTGCTCGCATTTGATGTAAAATTGAGAGTGTTTCGAAAGCCTCTGTTTTCTTTTCAGGAGACAAAGTATCGTCTTTCGTTCTTTCGAATGTTTTATTAATGCTAATATCTATGCTTTTTAACATATGTTTGACAGTTATGCCAACCACATATTCTAAGCTAAATGGTTTATCTTGTGCCATAATTATCCTTTAATTAAACGCAGCTTTGGTGTTTTAATTGCGCCAGCTGCTACGCATTCCTCATAAGAGGAAAGTTAAATTAGTTTACAGTAAATGCACCATAAACTTCTGATTGTACAGCAATTGTTAATTTAGCTGTAATTGCATCAGTTAAACTAGGAGTTACTTCTAAAGCTTCTAATTTACCTAAGAAGTAATAGCTTGTATTTTCAACTTGATTCAATGAAGTAGAACCATCACCGCCAATAGCGTCGCCATCACCTGAAGCATCAACTTCTGCATCATAGCCTTCTGGTCTAGTATCTAATAAAGAGAATCTGAAGATATAAACACGGCCATCACCAATTTTAGCAAATGTTTTAGAAGTTGCTGCATCTGTACCGCCATAGACATTACCATCAGCCCACAATGCAGGAATATAGTTAAGCGTCACTTCCATTGTTGGAGCATCAGCTTGGCCTTGAATTTGGATAGAGTTTTTCTTACCATAATTAGGCACTTTAACAATATTTGCAGGTGTACCAATTGTTGGAAATTCTTTAATATGTCTAATTCTTACATATTTAGGTGAAGCAGCCAAAGCTGGAGCATTAATTGTATCCGCACTAACTACTTCAGATGAAAATAATGCTTGGCTAGCGCCAGTTACACCAACCGCAGTTAAAGCTGTTCCAAGTGCTGTGTTATTAGAACCATTAACACCACTGCCTGTAGGTGTAGTAGCAAATTTTGAAACAATAGTTTCTAGATTAGCGTACGTAATTGCTGAAGCGCCTGTTTCGGTAGCAGTTGCAGTTGTTAATAAAGACATGGAAAGGTCTGCAAACCGTGCTGCGCCTAAAGATTTAATATGTGCCATTTTTATTCACTCCTTAATTTGAAAATGCGCCATTAATTGACGATTGTACTGAAATAGTCAATTTAGCGGTCATTGCGTCAGTTAAACTAGGAGTTACTTCTAAAGCTTCTAATTTACCTAAGAAGTAATAGCAAGAGTTTTGAACACCACCAAAACCTTCTAATAGATCTCCAGGTGCTTTTGCTAACAATGCAAATCTAAACATGTATAAACCTTTTCCGCCTACTTTGGCAGTTGTGCCTAAGAGTACGTTACCTTGCCATTCAGATGGCACATAGTTTAAAGTAATTTCCATTTGAGGCGCATCAGCTTGACCTTGAATTTGGAAAGAAGTTTCTGAACCATATTCAGGAACTTTAACAATATTCGCAGGTGTACCAATTGCAGGAAATTCTTTAATGTTACGAATTTCAACAAAGTTAGCTGTATTGTTGAAAATATTAGTTGTAGTACCATCAACTGTCGGTAATGCTGTCGCTGCTTGAGTTGCAGTAGTCATGCACAAATTTGTAAACATTGCGCTGCTGATAGAACTAATATGATTAGCCGCCATTTTTAATCCCTTTAAATTTAAGTAGAACTTCCGTAGAAGTTAAAATCAATTGTGTAGGTACTTTTATGAATAACTGGTAAAGCTTTATCTGGTCCATTATGAACCAAACTGCTAATACCAAATTGAGTCGTTCCTGTACCCGTTTTCTTAGATTGATCGACAAGATATCTATCTAAGGTATCTGCTATCACCATAGCACGTCTTGTGCCAGAGCCTGCAGCTATAAAAATATCAATTATGAGAATGCCTGCTAATGAGTATCTATTTATAGGTTTTCCACTAGGTATCACTGATACGCGAATAAATTCATCATTAGTAGTATTCATAACTACGAAATTTGTCGGGAATGTTTTTATGTTTTCAGCTTTCCATTCATTAGATGAAAATACTGAGTAAACGTCTTTCTCTAATAATTCATATTTACCCATAATTAGATCTCATGATAAAGTTCAACAACTGAAATGTGATTGTTTGAAGTAATCACATTGCCAAAATGCCATCTATCATTACCAATATACACATGGTCAGTCATGGAAAACGATCCAACTTCTTTTGTTTTAAACATAATAGTCATCGTTTTCGCTTCTGGAGTTTTAGACGTTTTTGTAATAATTATTTTTGTTGTTATCGAAGGTATAGTTGTATCATTAACTTCACCAGTGCTAAAGTCAAATTCTGAAGAAGTTGTCTTTGTAAACACTGCCTCAATAGCTAAGTCCTTAGCTGCATTAAATGCTTTATTTAGCTGGACACCAATTAATGAATTATAAGCCATTAATTAGCCCTCCACCATGTTCTCTTACCACTATTCCGGAGTAATGGTTTGATAAGTGTCTTTACAACCATAGGAATTTTATCCGCAGGTCTAATAACACTAAGTTTAATACCGCTAAGCTCTAAGTCTTTAATTAAGCCTGTATTATCTAAGAGTCCATCATTATTTAATAAATGATAAGCCAGCTCATAAGTAGCTTTAGTGACTCTTACATCAACAACAGTAGAAACCAAAGAAACAAGTATACCAAGTTTAGGATCAAAATATTCACCATCTTTACGAGGATGAGCTAGTGATTGTGTTGAATCTGTAGCTACTCCGATCCAATCCAATTCATCCAACATAAATGTAGCAGTACATAGAGCTTGTTCTTTCTGAAGATCAGGAGCGTCAGTCCATGCTGCCACATCTAGTCTGTTCTCAAAATAAGTATTGGCCTCAGTTACGGTAGCATTTGAATTAACACCTTTAACTAGTGCCATGACTTACTCCTTAAGAATGGAATACAGGTAAGATACCTAATGATAACGCAGATTGTGTTTTACGTGTCCATACACCGCGTGTGCTAGCAATAACTGAAGCTGCAGTAAGTGCTTTGGTAACACCACCTTCAACAACACCCATATAATCAGCATCAGATGGGAATGCAGTTTTAGAACCATTCCAGTCGTAACCAGCAGGTGCCAATACATAACCCCAACGATTCCAAATAGAAGTTGTACCACCACCTTTATATTTGTTAGCATCACGGTAAACTTCAGTTGCATCAGGAACCATTAATTGTTCCATAGCGATTGCGCCAGGCAATACGATGAATGAAGTTTTGGTACCAACTACGTCAATACCAGCACCGCCATTGATTTTAGCTAATTCAGCAGAGGACAATGATTGGTTAGCACGTGTAGTGATTAAACGGAATTTGCCATTAAAGATTGTGTTAAAGTTAATATTACCATCAACAACAGTTGTTTCATCAACGAAGTTTGCACTACGGAATGAAGCCAAAGTTTCAGGAGACACAACTAAGTATGCCCACTCTGGTTCATAATCTTTAAATGCCATACCAAATGCATTCAAGAAGCCTTCAGCACGTGAAGCACCTTGATACGCATAGTTAGTAGCACCAGCAGGTGAAATACCATTGCCAGTTACAATTTTGTTTGCGCCTAAGTCAGCATAGAAGCCAAAAGCTTTATCTGCAGGGTCATTAGTAAATGTTTGACCGCCAAGACCAGTTACACCTGAACCAGTAGCAGCGCCATTCAACAATTCAGAAACAGCAACGCCTTTCAATACAGATAGAATAGCATTGTGTTCGTCTTGAGCGCGGGTTTCGCCGAAGTCACGACCAATTTTAGCTAAACCGTCTTGTTGTGTTACAATTTGTTGCATGTTTACTTTTTCAGCACCATGCGTACGAACTGTTTTAATGTATGTACTGTAGTCAGTATCATAGTTTGTTTTAGTACCATCGGTAGCATCAGTTAGTGACGCAACGTTAATGGTTGGATTTAATGGTTTCATCCAACGCATTTGACCAATAAAGGTTTCTGTGCTGGTATCAATTTGTGGGTTAGAAGAAGTAATGCCTGTACCAGATAATTTCTTAGCATTGGTATAAGCTTCGTCGCTATAAGCGCCAATAGCTTCTTGTAACACATAGTTATTCGTTAGACCTGAAGGTCCAATCGGGAGAGTTGTAACTGAAGCACCCATTTTTTATTTTTCCTTAAAATAATTATTTCCTGCGAAGTGAGCCTTCGGCAGCACGTTTAAGTACTTCCTCTTGAGATAGACTGAATAAAGATTTATTCGATGTATCTTGAGTAGTACCACTAGAACTTGTTTGACCAGCCCCTGTCGATACTTTTGGTTTGAATAAGAAAGCGTTGTTATCGTCTTCAGAAAATTGTTTAATAAAGGTTCTAAGATCAGTTCCTGATTTATGCACCCATACACCATTTTCATTTTGTACAAGTTGCGATGCCACATCCATATATGCCATATCCGCAGCTTTGTCACTTCTAAACGCATAACCACTAAGAATAGATTTAACTTCTAAGTCCCTAGCAAGTTCTATGTTACGTTTTGTTATCGTTTCCAATTTAGCATTGGCTTCCGCTAACTGAAGTTCATAAGCTTCTTTATGTTTTCCTTCTTCTTGAAGTCGTTTTAATTCAGCTTCTTTTTCTTTTTGTTCATATTCCGCTGCTTTCTTTAACGCTTCATCACGCTCTTTATAAGCGTTATCCAATTTGGATTTAATAGGTTTAAGAGCTTCCTGGATTTTCGAGTCCACATCATCCACAGGAGTAGTGGGAGTAGCAGGAGGCGGAGTAATATTATCAGTTTCTTTTTGTTCGACATTTTCGGTCATTTTAATTTCCTTTTGAGTACAACTCATTAATATACAACGGATACAATCCGTCCTATAGGATATTTATTTTTAATGTTTAGGGTTAATTTAACGGGGTCTATAATCCCTTAAGATAATTATCTATTAATATATTTCTAAGGGATAGATAATAGACTGATTAACTAAAGGGATTAAATAAAGGGGGACCGCTTTAGGGTTAATTTAACGGGGTCTCTGTAAAGAGAATCCAATCATCTGCTAGTAAGTCAGAGATTGAAGGAACCCATGTATTGCTTTTTGTAGGTTGCACTAATATAAAGAATGGCTCTACTGTACCAAACTTTCTAACAATACTGACATACATATTTTTACCATTCCAACCCGTACGTGCAAGTTTGTGACTTTCAACTATTAAATCTAATGCATGACTAAATCTCATTTGTGTTTAGCTCCGCATACAGTACATGTAAACCCTTTCTTTTGATCGGGATTCATTACTCTCATGCCTTTACCGTGAAGTTTATCTTGATTTTCATGCTGACATGTACATCTTTTAATTTCTGCGTTCATATTTATCCTATACCGTAAAATCCCCAATCATCCTCAAATTTAGTAGGATCAGGAATATCGCTTAATACATCTTTCTTTGTTAAGATGTCTGCTTCTGTTAATGTTTTACCACCGACAACTGACTTACCAGCTATAGGTATTAAGCCTTTGTCAATAGCTTCTTCCAAGTATTGATCATATAATTCTTTAGGAAAACCTCTAGCTAACATTTCATCAAGCGTAACCTTTACAGGGTCCTTATCTAATACATTAGCGTATAATTTTCTTATACCCTTCCGGGCTTCCAACATATCGGCTGCATTGGCGAAAAACGCATCGTGAATGGTTGACGTGGCAATTGAATTGTCTCGTCCCCAGAGATGAAAATTTTTGACCAACGTGGCGTCGTTTGAGTGATTCCCGTTAACGGCATAAGCTGTTCGTGCTTTAGTTGCGTCTGCAATGTCATTTATTTTTCCTTCAGCGTTTACTACTTGTTCCCACCAAGTGGCTTCTGTTTTCTGTTGCACTTGAACTAAATTATTAACCCAATTACCATCTTTATCTTTGTAAACTAATCTCTCTTCAAATGACTGAGTGAAATTTTGTTCAATAATTTTGCCATCAAAATTAACCCATGGCACGTTGGTCCATGATTTAGGTAGTTTATTAGCATAAAATACTTCAAACCCTTTTGCAATAGTTACTTTTTCAACAGGTTCTATTTTAAATATTTTAAATCCAGTACGTCTATTATCAGGCGCTTTTACACCATAAATCAAATCGGCTAAATTACCGTCTGGTCGCCAACCATTAAATCTCCTAAAAAACTTTTCAGATAATGGTTCTCCAGCTTTCAATCCTAATATTTCACTAATTCTATCAGGTAATACATAGCCTTTTTCACGAGTACCTAGCGCACCTGTTGCGCCTATTGATTTCCAGCTAATCGCAGATTCTGCGGGTTTTGCATTAATCAAATAATCTTCAGCAAGTCTACCAAAGAATCGTGTAAAATCTTTTAAAATAGGAACTTGTTCACTTAAATGTTCAGACATTAATTTAGCTATAGCTTGAAAGTCTTTAGGCGTAACAACCATATCATAGCTATGAGTCATCTTTTCAACAAGGTCTTTAGTAGCAGGATCTAAGAAATAAAGTTGTTCCATTATTTCATCACCGGGATCTAAGCCTTTGTTAAATATATCTTTAACGTCTTCCCTTAATTGTTTAAGTTGCGCTGTTGTTTCAGGATCAAACTTCTCATATCTAGCTGCACGAGCAGAAATTTCATTCAATACTTTATCACGATCACTAGCTTTTACAACTAACGTTCCTGCGTCTTTTCCAAGTACTTTTGCAAGTTTACCTTCAACATTAAGAATTCCAGTTCTTTCTCCAGCACCATAAAACGTAACCATATTTTGAGCTTTTGCAGCTTTACGTAAATCTTTTTCATTTAAGCCTAATCTTTCATTTAATACTTTAAAGCGTGGATCATTGAATGTTGCTGCTGCAATCTCATCATATAGCCGTCTTTTCTGATTTGTCGGTACAACATTGGATAACGATGCTAACTGTTTGTTCTTAGTTGTCAATGCAATAATCTGCGCACCAGATGAAGAAGCATCTTGCTCAAGAGCTAAGGCTGTTTTGTATTCATTCATAGAACCACCAGCTTTAAGGTGATTATCTATTTTAGCCGCTTCCATAGCAAATCTCATAAATTTGCCAAGTTCCTCACCTTCAATTAATTGCACCATATCTGACTCAAGAATAGCACGTAAATCTGCAGGTTTACCTCTTAGCATTTTATTACCAAGATCTACCATTTCAGGCCACAATTTATCAGCAATTTTTTGGCGTCCAGTGAATGATAATGAATTATATCTGCCTTCAAATACATCATTTAGACCACCCATAAAGGCACCTATCTGATCTCTGAAGTTTCTATATCCATCTTCGCCAAGAACTTTTTCTACTTCAGTATTTAAGAAAGGTCTAAATGACTCTCCCGATTGCGGACTAATAAGACCACGATCATAGATCCTAGCCCGATGATCGACAAAAGCATGATTACTGAAAGCGTAATCATTACTTCTAAGCCAATCCATAGATTTAAATCGCTCATATGCATCACCACGAGATGAGATATAGTGTTTGTATTCATTTAAATCATTATACTTTTTAGCAGCACCTCTATCATCTTCAAAGTATAATAGTTTCTGTGTAAAATCATAAAAATCATTATCAATTTTATACTTAGATTTAGATGCCCAATTAAGCGCATCTGCCATATTTTTATCAACAAATTCTACAGGAAAATCTGCAAAACTGTGAGTTGATGTAATAGGTATTCTAGTATCTTCTAAACCAAAGACACCATTATCAATAAAATATGTCTTATAACCCTTGCGAAATACTAACTTATTCTTATCCGTTGTTACACCAACACGTAGGCCAACATCCACTTTCCGTGTGAGCTGTGAGTATTTTTGTACACGAGGGTCAGTTACACGTATATTATATGATAAGGTGTCATAATAGGGGCCAAATAAAGCACCGCTAAGTCTGCTTTTCATTCTTCGCTTTTGAACACCATATGTTTCAACTTCAAAGAAATTATTAACATTTTTAGCTTCAAGTAGCTTCATTCCTGTTTCATACCACTTACGTCTTGTTCCATTTAAATTAGCAAGATTGTAAAGATCACGCCCTAAGGCAATAGCAAATTGATCTCTGTCAGGCATATCAGCTAAAGATAGCCTGTGAGCAAATTTCAAATAAAATTGCTGTAATGCTGATTCTGAAATCCTCTCTTTACCATTAGGCATTCTTTTAATAACCGAAGGAATTTTATAATCAAATGTATTACGTAATTCTCTAGCTATTTTAGGCGCTACCGTATCTTCCCAATTATTCTTTTCACGAATATTTGAAATGAAATTATCATGCAAGTCTTGTAGTTGAGTTGGACCAAGTACTGGGTCAATATAATTATCTTGTTTTAGTTTCTTTAACACATTGGTATCACTACGTATCTGAGTTTCAATAGCATCAGAAACATTCATTACATCAAATTTGATTTGACCTTGTACTACAGCTTTAAAGTTGTTCCACTGTTCACCATTATTTCTAAATCTAGTAAACAGTATGCGCAAGTTATCTACTACAACAGCACGCTCATTAATACCCATTTTATCGCTAAGAGTATCATTAAAAGCTTTAATAAATTCTTTATCTTTAGACTTTAAAATTTTACTTTCTTCTGTTAATCTTAAATTATTATTTAAGACTGATGGGTTAGGTTGGTAGAGTCTGGTATCTTCGTAACGGCCTGTGACTGGATTAAATACGAGTTGGTCTTCGGTTGGCAAACTGTTGAGCACACGTGATTTGGCAGCTTTCTTGGTGTGTATGAGGGCACCGCGATAGTTTGTGAGTGATAAAGTACCATCTAATTCTCCTGATTGTAAGAGATAATAATCTTTAAGAGTTTGAACTAATTCAGGATCACCTATTAAATCATCTGGTGTCATAATAGGCAATTGCATTGCGTCTAATTTAGCTTTAGCATTTGCAAACTTCTGTGTATCATTTGGTAATGTATAAGTAGGATCAGTCATACGTCTTAACTCCTTAATTCCAATAGTGTTACCTTCTGGATTAGTGAATTGGTCAACAGTAAGTTGTCCTGATTGAAACATATTAACCTTTTTATAATCTCCAAGATGTCTTAATTGTACATCTTGTGGCTGACGCTTTAGCCAATCATTGTATGATTCTCTAAGTGGTGTGTTACCGTCATAAAAAGCCTTTTGAGTATTAGTTAAATTTTCTATATTTCGCCGTCTAACTTGTGCCACACTTTCTAAATTTGCTATATCTTTCCATGATTTAAATACAGGAACTGTTGTAGATCTGCAATGCCAATGTGCTGGAGGAAGATGTGTTGTATCATCAATAGGGTAAATTGTACCATCTCTATGCGCACACAGCGGGGTTGTTCGTGCGTCAAGGACAGCAACGTATTGCCATCCTTGTAACGCTTTTTCATTTGCCTTATAAATAGCATGATCAGCTTGCGAGGATACGGATGTTATAGCCGTTATTACCAGACCTCTTGACTGCATACGAGTTATATTATGTACATTTCCTGCACGTACTTGTAGAGCTATTTCATCTACGCTTTTTCCGTCAGCTATACCTTTACGTATAACCGCTTCTAGTCTAATTTTTTCATTCTTGGCAATACCTGACCACCCTTGTTCCATTGTACCATTTTCACTTAATGGGTTCTTTAATACAATTTCTTCAGAGATTCTATTTTTAGGTCTTTCAGTACGCCATATTTTACCCATTGCTACTTCTACCTTTTGGTAAGCAAAAGATAATTGATCGGAAACAAGAGATGTTAAATCTTTTTGAACAGAATTATTAATTGATTTATATGTCTTTCTTAATTCTTGATCAACTGCTTCTCTAAATCTTTCAAATCCCCGACCTGATAACTCAGCATCTTTGATTAATTTATCTAGTCTAACAACATGGCCATCTATTACCAAATCGACTTTTCCAGAAACTCTTCTTTCATATAAACGGATCATTGCTGCGCGATCTAGTGTTTTATCGTATATTTGCGTATTACTATTAATGGTCATTTGTTATTCCTAGATTAAATTATTCCTTCAGAGGTTTGGGTTTACCGCCTGCAGCAGCTGCTTCTGATTGCATAGCATATTGATCATTATACTTTGTTGCAGCAGGGATGATTAATTCATCTGCATTAACTTCTTGTAAAGCCGCTTCATCATCATATTCAGAATCAAGAATATCGTTTGCTTTTAGCATCTGTAACCAGACACTTCGAGGCAACAGTCCTGCTTGGTACCACTGTGTTACTAGATTCAACCAATCAGCACCTAATGGGACTGGATCAAAATCTGCAGATAGTGTAAATACAATATCACACGAATCAATCTCTAATCCATATCGCCAATTAATCATTAAGCACATCATTTGTTTAATTGTGCTAGAAATCTTTGTACTCAATACACTTAATTGTGCTGTTTGAGCAGCATTACGTATTTCTAATGCAACACCAGATTGTTCATTTTCTGTTGTTAGCATTCTAATGCCTAACTTAGCCATCTCATCTATTGATGATTCAATAGCTTTCTGCATATCTTGTAATGCTTCTGTAGGTGTTTTTAGTACGTCTGCTTTGTCATCTTGGCGTAATCTTATCCAAGACCCCAATCCAGCATCTACTATTTCGTCAAATTGCTCATCAGGCATATCTGACATAATGACAGGAGTGTAAGTAGCTGCACCATAAAGTAAATGGTTACGTCTACTAATCTTATTATATAAACTAATTTCTTTATCAACAATAGGCATTAATATTGGTGTGAGAGGCTCTATACTGCCATTCACAGGCCATGCTGGAATATGTTTTAAAGGCTCCCCATTATTAAGGATATTGTCAAGAGTATCAATTAATTCGAAATGCCCTGAAGGTAGTAATTGTTGCAGTTTTTCACCAATACCTCCCATCTTTAATGTTTGATCACCATTATCTTTAGTAGTGCCTTGATAAATTCTAATCTGATAATTACCTGAATCGTTTAACTCATGTACCCATACAGTTGGAACTCTTAAAGCGTGAAACTCATTATTTGAATAATCATCAGCATAACCTTTAACAATTACTCGTTTAAGAACTGTTTTACCAAACATATTAGTTTCAGTTGCCCAATTCACAATTGTTTCTGCTTTTTGCAAAATAGGATATGGTTTAATCATATCTCTGGTTTCTTTATCAAGTGCTTCAGGATTAGCTACATTAGGATAGTCTACAAAAACCCATGCACGTGAAGTCAACATCTCTTCCCATAACAGCTCATCTAAGAATGCTATTAAGGTCGAGTCATCACGCCCAATATTATTGATGAGCCAATCTTTAGCATCATCAGGCACACCATCAGGTAACTGTATTACTGGTGCTTTTCTTAATAAACCGCCAACAAGCATTTTAGCAAATTGTGCCGTAATACCTGGCAGCTCAGCTTCTGATTTATAAAAATCATATTGAGCTTGGCTCATAGTTGTTGAAAAAGGAATTAATAGATTTTTAAATCTTATTAAATCAATATACTGGTCAATCTCTTTTACAGTACGTTCCCCATTGCATACAGCACGTGACTTATCCCACGAAGGTTTAAGATACTCATACGCTTGACAAGGATCCGCTACTGTCTTTACGGGGCCGTATGTCATACTAGCCGCCTTTTAATAAACGATTGAATTCCGCAACACTGCCTTCAAAAACTTCACCTGATGCATTGCTTGTAGCAATAATTGCATCTTCAGAATCTTCAATTCTTTTAATATCCCAGTTAGATGGTGTTGTATCTTGAAATTGTTTTACTTTAATTGGTGCTGCTACTTTTACTTCTGGTTGTTCTGCCATTTTATTTTCCTAAAAATTTGTTTGATTCACGTTTACGTCTATTAGTTAGACCTGGAACGACTTTACCTTCATCTTTATTCCATCTAAGGAATTGAGCAGCTACTTGATCTTTAGGTGCTCCGCCATTTAGTAGCTTTAATAATGTAGATGTTTTAAAAGCTGCAACACCGACATTATACGTAAATTCTACTAATGCATCAAATTCATTCTGTGTCAAAGGCACTTTTACGCTTTTGTCCACAGCATTTACATATTGTTTAAGAGTTGTTTTAAAAAGTTGTAATCCTCTTTCTCGCGTAATAGGCGCATCTGTCATTTGAACTCTTGTACCGTCTTCATAAAAGGTACTGCCAAAACCAATTGTGGGTACGCCTTCACCGTCAGGATAAGGCTTAGAGCTAAACCCTTCAGAACCTTTTAAATCTTCTGCGCCTTTGTCACTTAGTTCCATTTTTATTCTACTGGAACAGCAACTTCAACTGCAGTTTCAACAACAGCTTCAATAATATCATGAGGAACAACTGGAACAACTGTTTCAATAGCATGTTCTACAGCGTGCTCAACTGTATGCTTTAAATCACTAATAATTGACATATTATACTCCTGGTTTATACATTTCTGTATCTTTAGTGTTAGCTGTATTAGCCCCTACATTATAACCGTATTCAAAAGCTTCTGATACAATTTTATGTAGTGCCTCTTCAAATGCTGTTTTAAATTCAGCTTGTTTCATTACTCTTTCTTCAAGAGTATAAGCTGTACTGTCTTTAACAGCGCCATATTTTTCAGCAGGACTGAATACTAACTCGCATTCTTCTGGTGATAGTTTAATTGTGTGTACTACTTGCATTTGTACTCCTTATACGACATCATAAATCGTCTGGTTATCGCTTGGCCTTCAGCGGTTCTAAAGAAATCTGTGACCTTATCCTGATTCTCAGGTTGCGATATCCATACTTGTTCTTCTTCCGATAGTGCAGAACCAAGAGCAGCTAGCATGGGATTCACACTAGCTGCAACATTTTGGTTAAGACTCGTGCTTAGCTTGGACATCTCTTCCTGGAACACCCTTCTCATTTGCTCTTCTACGTTTTCCACTTTCTTTAAGACCGTAGGTTGGAGCTGAGATTGGAGTTGTCGGATTTGGTCCTCTAGTGATTGAGTCAGATCCATCTTTTAACCGTTCACACGATTGTTGGTCGCTGTTTGGGCGTTTCCCGTTAAGGTGCTTCCAATAGCAATTGTTTGTTGTGTATTACGTTGCAATTCGCCAACTAAACCGTTCAATACACTAATAATGCCTTGCATTTGTTGCTGTTGCTGGTTTTGTAAATTGTTCTGGTTTACTGTTTGATTAACTTCAACAGTAGACGCTTTAATTGCACCTTGTGTTGTAGAATTAAATAATTCACCTTGCAATACACCAACTTGACGTTGTAATTCTAATTCACGAGAATTAGGTAATGTATCTTTAAGATTAGCAATAGCCGCAAGAACATCTTTAGTATTGTTGTCAGCATTAGCTGTAATGATTTGTGTATTGCGTAATCCATCGATAACTGCATCTTTAGCCGCAAGAGCGGTAGCTGCAAAGCCAGCTGCAAGTGCTGCATTAGTCGCTGCTTGACCAGCTTCTAGTTGCGCAGTATGGCTATCAATACTATTAATAATATTAGATTGACCCTGCATTGAAGCAATTTGAGCTTGTAAGATTTGGTTAGTAATTGAACCATTGCTTGCAGTGATAGCATTTTGCACATCACCTTCAGCTTGCCAAATCTCTTTTTCTACCTTACCGATTTCACGTCTAGCAGAACCGATATCTTGAATAGTATTAATACCGTTTACGATACCTTGGACTTCATTGGTTGTTGCTGCGTGTGCGCCTAAAGCTGCCGCTGCAGCCCCATCTCCATTATTATTTCCAAACAAACCGCCTCTCCCGCCAAATAATGCCGCGCCTAAGATTAATGGTGTAATTGCGCCCATACCCATGTCGTTGTTACCACCAGTTTGTGGCATTGTAAAAATATTTGGTGTTGTCATGTCAGCCATGTAGTACTCCTTAAGAATTTATTGAGTTAAAATTAATAGCATTTCTGAATGGAGTCAAATCTTCAGTTGTCCAGAAATCTTTATCTAACATTATTTGTAAATGTTCTTTATTTCTGGCAATTGTTGCTGCCCATTCTTCGTCACTTGTATAATCAGGACGATTATTTTCAAGGATTAAATTTACTGAATCCATTGCGGATTTGTAATGTTGTTCAGGGTCTAGTTCAAGAAGCATATTATATTCCTATTAGTAAGATGGATACCATTTTGCAGTTCCTGCATCATAGGTCATGATTAAAGCTTTATTAACTACTGTAGTAGAAGATAATGCAATATTTCCAGCAGTTGTTGTGGTAAATACGCCTGTTGGTATAATAGTTATTTGTCCACCAGTATTTGCAAAACCTGCAGGAGGTGTTATTGTAGATAAAGGATTGCCGCCTGGTACAAATACAACAGAAGTTGTAGGAGATATGGAGCCTGGATTACTAAGCGTAGGCGCAGCTTCACCATTTGCCTTTACACCAAATACTTTAGTAACTAACGTGGATGAATTACCAAGCACAGTAGTATTGGAGCCAATGCCTGTAGTGTTGTAACCAATTACAATTTCATTTGTTACACCATTTGCGGAAGCTTTTGTAGAGTACCCTAAATATATAGAATTATCTACTGTAGCGCCTGTTGCGCCGTCTGCAATTGTTGTACCCGCATTATACCCCAAAGCAGTATTATTGGAGTTAGAACCAATATTCTTTAATGCATTATACCCGACTGCAGTATTACTACTGCCAGTTGTTAATTGCTGTAGCGTACCATAACTGATAGCTGTATTTGTACTGCCAGTTGTATTAGTGTATAATGCAAATCCACCTAATGCTGTGTTACTGCTGCCGGTTGTTGTAAAACGTAACGCAGAATGGCCTATCCCAACACTATAAGTTGATGTATTTAAAGCAGCTCCTGAATAAGCTCCGACCATTACATTAAATTCACAATTTTCAGCGGCGTTCATTGAATTTAAGCCAACAGCAACATTACCTAATGCAGCTTTTGCATATGACAGTGATTGATATCCAACTGCAACATTTGAATTAGATTCGTATAAAGAACCAATAGCTATTTGTAATCCAGAACCTGTTCCACCTATTTGATTGCTAGAAACAGTAAATAGAGTAGCTGATGATTTAAATTTACCTCCAGGCGTTGTTGTTCTATTTTTAACAACCGAGGTAACTACACCTCCTGCTACTGTAACATTTACATAAGGCAGATAATCAACAGTGTCTCCAGAAGCAACAGATAATACTACATTAGTATAAGTTCCGTTTGTGTATCCAGTACCCCCCTTAGTAATAATATATACATTTGCAGTTGTTGAGGCTGCATTTAATGCATTATCACCAATTGCGATATTGCCATTACCTGTTGTTATGCTATAACCTGCCAGATATCCTAAAGCAGTATTAGAATAGCCTGTTGTTATTCCGCCTGCGCTGTAGTAGCCTACTGCTGTATTATTACTGCCTGTAATTCCTACTGTGCTTTCGCCATACATAGAATTTGTACCAATTGCTATATTATTTTGTGCATTTATCCGGCTCGCGATTGTAAGTGTTACCCCTGAGCCTGTTCCGCCTAATAATGTATTAGCAATTGTAAGGACAGTAGCTAATGAATAAAATCCACGTCCTTTATTCTTAAGTGTAACGCTTGTAACTACACCGCCAGATACGACAACATCTGCTCTTGGATAGATTGAACCACCTGGCCCTGATTTAAAAGATAATTGGACATTATAATAAGTGCCATTTACATAACCTGAACCGCCAGAGCGAAGAGTTACTGATATGCCTGTAGTTAGATAATAACCCGCTTGACTTCCGATAGCAACATTGTTAGATCCAACATCATTAGAATACCCTGCATAAGTCCCCAAGAAAGTATTACTGCCGCCCTCTGAATTAGAAAAACCTGCTTGACTTCCAAAAACTGTATTATTGCTGCCTGAAGTATTACTATAAAATGATTGATGCCCAATACTACTATTGCCATAGGGACTGCTTATAGATTCAGTTCTGTATAGGAAACCTGAGCCTGTTCCGCCTAAGTTTGTATTAAGTGTTGTGAAAACAGTAGTGCTATCTAGGAATCCATAGCCGTAATCAACTATTGTTACACTTGTAACAATACCACCGCTTACTGTTATTGTTGCATAAGGTGTTGAACCATTTATCCCAGAACCTGAAGATGTACTTAATTGAACACCATAATAAACACCGTCAACATAGCCAGAACCTCCTGCTTGAATTATGCCAGCAGATAAAGCAGGACTTCCCCTATACGCTGACTGAGTTCCAATAGCAATTGTACCACTATCACTTATGGCAAAATACCCCGCTTGATATCCTATAGATATGCAATGACCAGCGTCCACTAGGTTATAGCCTGCTCCATAGCCTACTGCTACATTAGATGAACCCTTTGTTATACTATAGCCTGCGTTTTTCCCTAATGCTACATTATTAGTCGGTCTTGTCACTGACGTCACATTCAATAAGAATCCAGAACCAGAGCCACCTAAGTCTGTATTAGGTGCTGTAAGAACAGTAGTATTATCCATAAAACCATAGCCGCGAGTTCTATAAGAAACAGCTGTAACGACACCACCGGAAACTGTTATATCGCATCTAGGGGTTAATGTCGGAGAAAGGCCCGCTGACCATTGTAATGTGACATTTTTGTAAAGACCGTCAACATAGCCAGAGCCGCCTATAATTGTTCCGCCAGAAAGTGATCCTCCTGATTTATAGAATGCATTTTGCCCAACAGCCACATTGCTGTCGCCACCGCCTTCATATCCCGCATTTGCACCTATTAATACACTGCCTGCACCACCGGCCATGTTTCTAAAGCCTGTATTTTGCCCAATAGCTGTTATATTGCTTGTAGTAGTATTATTATATAAGCTGTAAAGGCCTATAGCTATATTATTGCCACCTGTAGTATTTTGGCGTAATGTATTACTTCCTAAAGCTGTATTATTGCTACCAGTAGTGTTTGAATATAGTGTATATGGACCGACTACAGTATTATCCGTGCCCGTAGTTGTTTGAAAACCAGCATAATAGCCTATCCCATGATTTGATGAAACAGTTGTTGATTGTAATGCCTGCGCCCCTACAGCTACTATTCCAGAAGTGCTACCTAGGCCTGAAGCTGCATAATATCCTATCGCAACGTTAACACCTCCAGTTGCAGCTGCTAATGTATTATAGCCAATAGCGACATTATATGAATTTGTTGTAACAGCTCTCAAAGTGTTACAACCTAAAGCTATATTGAAATTACCACCTGTTATGGCTAATCCTGCAGATTCGCCTACAGTAAGGTTCCAGCCACCTGTTGTAATTGCTGCACCTGAATCAGTTCCAATAGCTACATTTCGCGTTCCAGTAGTTAACTTCCCTAAAGTATTTTTTCCAATAGCTGTATTTTTAATAGCAGCAGTTGTGCTAGATTTAAGTGCAGTATTGCTTATGACAATACTGTCTACTTCGTTATTCTTCCCCCTACCGATAGTGATACCATTAACTGTAATATCTCTTAACCAGTAGAAAGACTTATGAATGGCATCTTTTAAAGCAGGGAGATTAGTTTTCATTAGTAATCCATCCCACGTGCATAAAATACAATACCAGATGCAAGCGTAACACCAATACTTGCATATAATTTCTCATTAGCCTCTAAGCGTAATGGGTAGTCTTCAGTAATACTATAGAAAGAAGTTTTAGTTACTTCAAGTGCTGCACCTAGTGTTTGTGCTGGCATTAAGACAGAATCAATTAATCTTAATGTAGTCCCGTTATCTGCACTTGTAAATAAATACAAAGACGTAGCAGCAACAGTAGCTCGTGGCATTGCTGTAATAGCACTAATAATAGAGCCTTCAGTACCAGCTGTGAATAACAATACAGTATTTGTTACCGTATCTGTTGTAATGCCGCCATTTGCTGTAGTAACTACACAATTGCTTGTATTAACAGTTTGTGCAAATGGGGCTGTAAATGTTTTAGCCATAATTGTATCCTATGAATAAGCTAAAGAGTAGGCATGAACAGTGTCTAAGCTGGTACCGCCCCCTCCGCCTGCTGCACTAATAACGCCATTAGTAATAGTGATTGTTGTACCGTCTATTTTTACAATACCAGGAACTGTAGTACTTGCCGTTTGAATAATAACCTTACCGCCTGTTGCGCTAATAGTGTCTGTGGTGTGATCAAAATTAATTGACATATTATACTCCTACGGCACCTGCCATGTCAGGCTGTTGAACTACCCAGTTATAAGATTTCTCAAGAAATGCTGTACCATTTTGTGCTTCGATTTCTGTCAACGGTACATGATAGCGTCTAAAATCAACATCACGAGTATCTTCATTAAGCGGACGTGAAGCATATCCCACAACATCAAGCATAACTGAAAATGTTGAACCGCGCTGACGACCGATGGATGATGTAACAATACGAAAGTAAGCGCCTGCAAAAGGAACTCCGTAATTGCTTGTTTGTAAATCTAATTGAATTGCCATTTTGTTTCCTTATGCGTTAATTACTTCTACTGTGTCTAAATTACATACCCAGCGAATATTAATAGTATCTTTTGCACCACTTGTTACTGATAAGCATTTAATAGTATTATTAACTGTAAATGTAGGCTCTGTAGTCAGTACAATAGTGTCTATGATCTTCTCTATTGAAAGAGCTGACATGCTCATTGTCCCTGCGTTATTAACTATTGCACCTTTTACGATATATGATGCCATGTTTGAAGATGTTGCTTGTTTGCCAATCAGCATTCCTTGAAATGTCATTGCTTGATTTGATGCAAGCACTAATTGATTGGCTATGCTGGGTGTCACATTTGCTGAATAATACTTATCAGACGTAAGCACAGTAGCCGTCCCACTAGTGTCAACACTTAATACTATTTTACCAAATTGAGCAGATCCTGAAACTCCAAAACCAGTGGCTGAAAAGGCAAACTTACCTGTTTGTGCGGCTTTCCCATTAGACAGCGCAACTGAGCAGTGTCCTGAAG